TGGCGCACCAAGTGGTATCCCTGGTAAGCCCAAGTCATTTGATGAGTACAAGGAAACTTTACGTCGACCGACAGATACTGAGCACCAGGTTTTACGCGATACGTTACTTGGTAAGTCAGAGACCAGGCCAAGTTCTTTAGCTGAGCTTGCCACACAAAACTACATCGACGCCCAAGGGGAACGTGCCTTTGGTGCTTTATCCGCTGATGTATTAAGACAAACGTTAAAAGAATATGGAAAAGCGTTAAAGCAAGAACAGGTTCGTGGCACACTTAGGGGCATGGGATTGCCGAGCGCAACCGACTTCAAAGAAGATATTAAAAATTCGATCCTTGGTGATCTTGGCGCAGGCGGATACCTTAGTTTTGGCAAAGGGGCTGACATCCAAAAAAGCTTATCCGCAAGCCTTGATAAAAGTCTTGGAATGGGCGCATCTGTTTCATACAACTGGCAAAAGTGGTTTGATGAAACGCTTGCGACCAGATACCAAAATATGCAGGAGATCAGAGATCCAGAAGATGCGCAGACCACTTACAAATTAGAAAAACAATTTGTAGATGATTTTGTCAACGATTATCTACGTCCTCGCTTTGACACATCTAAATCTATTTCTGAATTCGTTAGTTATATGGACGTTAAAGAAGAAGAGCAGAACGTCCTGCAAACACAGTTGGCATCTAGTGCACTAAAAGACTTTGCCAATAAACAAGCACAGACTTTTATTGACGACTTGAAATACCGAACTGCAACCAAAGAATTTGATCCGGACTTCTATTGGAATCCTGAATTAATAACAGGCACAGATGTGAAAAGCAAAAAGAATTTATATGCTGAACAAAAGCAAAATATTGAAGGGGCCTGGGAGGCACGCGACAGTGATCAGCCCGTAAAAGACGGCAAGACCTGGAAACAACTCGCCTATGAATACGGTGTTGATTTGAATGATCGCAACTCTTTTGCGCGATTGCATTATCAGATCTTAGGTAGGGACAAGGGCTACGATCCCGTTGCCGATACGTTTAATCGCAAGGATCTCGCTGATTACATCCAAGGGGATTTAGCCAAAGCCCTGGAAGGAGAAAGAGCATCTTTTGGTAACCCCATCTTTAAAGAATTTGTTTCCGCACAATCTAAAGCAGCGGAATTTGTTGATAAATTAAACATCAAAAATTTACCAACGAATTTAAAGAACCGCTTGACAGAGCTTGGTATCAACGAAGAAAAAGATCCGGCGGACCAGGTCAAAGCTGCCTTAACTCAAATCCTTAGCACAGAGCCTGCCTCCAAAATACGAGAGCAGATTAAGCAATTGAATGAACAGCAAATCAAACCAACGCAAGAAAAATTGGGATACGGTTACATCCAAAGAGAAAGTGATGTCGAAACTAAAGCGCCTACAGGTGGCAGCAAGTTGTTTTCTATCTTTAAGAAAGCAGGATATGGTGGAACAGAACAAGAGTTTTATACAGACTTTTTCCCCAATGCATCAGAGGAAGATAAGAACATGACAGGACAAACCATTACACAAGCAACAAGCAAACAGGGTCTTCAAAGTCTTATGGGCTTTGACATGCCTGATTTTTCAGATCCATTTGCAGCGATAGGATCGATCAGTTCAATGTTGGACGATGAGAAGACAAAGAAGGCGGAGACATATAAACCCAAGCGATCAACCTACTTTGATTTCTTTGAAGATGAAGAAGATGCCGGTGCACCTTCTTATTTTAAAATGGGATCAAGCACAGGATTTGGATCTCTCTTTGGTTGATACGTATGTCAGATAAACATAAGAAAGCTGCATCTGCCGCCAGGCTTGCTAAGGACAAGATGGAGTGCAACAAACCACGAAAGACACCTGGTCACCCCACCAAAAGTCATGTGGTAAAAGCATGTGAAGGAGGAAAAGAAAAGATCATCCGCTTCGGTCAGCAGGGTGTAGAAGGCGCCGGTAAAAATCCCAAGACAGCAAAAGATAAAGCGCGTAAGAAATCTTATTATGCGCGACACAACGCTCAAGATCCCAATCCCGACAAAATGTCCGCCAGATACTGGAGTCACCGCGTAAAGTGGTGAGGCACAACTTCCTTTCGCATGGCAAAACCCAAGTCCAGCTCAGCAGTCCGAATTGAGTCCAAGCCCAAGCTTACTCGACAAGGTGATGGAAAACATTCAAAAGCAAATCATGGGCGTAAATTAAGTCGCGGTCAAGGTAAGTAAAAATTATGTATGATTGGGGGTAACTATAGTTATCCCCATGTCAGATCTTTCGTCTGCGATTAACATCATTCGTAAATACGAAGGATTTAATGAGAAGGCTTACCCAGATCCTGTAACCGGTGCTGAGCCTTACACCATTGGATATGGCAGTCAGTATTACCCAGATGGATCACCTGTCAAGAAAGGGCATCTGTGTAGTAAAACCAAAGCAGTGGAATACTTATTTCACGAAGTCAATGTCATTGAAGCACAGCTTGCAAAGCTAAACCTTGGTCTAGATCCCGGTATGTTGCAAGCGTTGATCTCATTCATCCACTCCATCGGTTGGGAATCTTTCTTATACAGTCGTGTTATCGATTGTTTAGAACGAGAAGATTTTTGTGGAGTAACAACTGAGATTGGACGATGGATTTTTGATGCAGATCACAAGGTCATTGGTGGCCTCCTGGATCGCCGCAGAGAAGAAATCAATCTGTTCCTCCAGGAAGTCGATGCCAATCCTTGGTCATCCACTGAGGTGCTGTTGGCAGCCTTCCGCAACTACACTGCCGCTCCCCATCAAATCCGTGCAATCCGCAAGCTGGAAGAAAACATCAGTCCTTATCTGCTTTCGGAATTTGCCAATGATTTTGACATTGACAAAGATCCCTGGGATTGTTTTGATACCAATGACGCAGATCTGTTGTTTAACAGCTAGGCTTAGAATAATTGCATTGAGAACATGCAGAGTGGAATGGAGCGTTCAGCAGAACCACGGGAGTTTGATCTTCCTTTAGAGCTACAGTTCTCAATGCGTAAGGCAGAGCTTGTAGCACAGGAATTAACCTGGGACGAGCTGTACCATGCTTTGTTAAACCTGTACCACCAACGATTGATGGAATGGTACGCCGTCAAATCCCTTCTGGAAGACGAGAACGTTTGCTTAGATTTTGATATCCCAACTGACATTGAGTTAGCAGAACTCGCCGCCGCATGTGTATACGACGACGAGGACGAAGATGACGATGAGCTTCAGCCGTTCTGAGCTTCGTCGAATTGAATGAGGCGGTCTAAGTACCACTGCGCTTTTTTCAGTGACTTAGTACCGCCCTTCAGGCGTTCGCGCCAGCCATATTTCATCAAGTTACCTTTGCAGTAACCACGGAACTCTTCTGGAGTTAAAGAAGCTTCGATTGCTTCGATACACTCAATTCCACCGTCAGTGTAATGCGGTGGGTGATTGACCTCATCCGGCTGAATCAAAGGACGTTCTTCAATAGTGTTCTCGCCAGGGAAGTTGGAATCCCGGTCCTCACTCAAAAACTCAGAGCTGGCAAGCGCCTCGACACCTTTAGCCCAAGGCACTGGACACACACCACCGGGACAATCGCTCACTTCGTCTACCGGAGTAAACCACGTCGTTTTGCTGACAACATCCGTTCCTTCTCGTCCGGACCCTCCAGTTCCAGTACCAAAGCCTTCGGGCGGGGCGATGCTCCCATTGCTATCCCCTCCTCCATCGATGGGATGTAGCCCGTCATTCCAGGACGTGCTCCCTCGAGATTCAAAGGATTCCTTTCGAGACCCTGTTCGCATGCAACTAAACCTCTGTTGTACATGTCATATAAGGGTACATCATTTTCCTCGTTATCGAGAGGTGCACCAAAGTCTTCTTCATCGAGACAACGACAAGCAATCTCGTCTTGAACAAAACTATCCAAAAAGCCAGCGGCGGAATGCATCACGGTGAGTAATTGATTCACTTCTTTTACAATAATAAGATGGCAAGTATTTATAGTTCTACTTACGACCCAAGGCAAAACTCTGGTACCTCTGGAGCTGAGGTCTCAGACTTACGTCCTGAACAGGCGTATGATACCGACTTGAGGCGCGTTGAGCAAGATTCCAGACGCTCAGCAGAATCTGTTAACAAGAATCAAGAGCGCGTTGCACGCTACATGCGAGCTGCTAAGACGGCAGGCGAATATCAAAAGCGTAATCTAGTGCGTGAACCAACGAGCGCAACCAGAGGCGATTCGGGCGGACGTGCCGGATCCGTTGGTTACGCTCGTAAACCCAAGATGAGTTTTGGTAGACCCTTCGGTTAAACCTGGGAAAAGACCACGTTGTTTGGTTGGTCTTGATATTTACCTTTACGGTCTTGATATGTGGTGTGGCATGGGTTGCCACGATAAAACAACAGTTGCGTAATTCCCTCATTCGCATAGATGCGATTGAAAAGACCAGTGCAATTGCTAATTTCAAGCGTCAGGTATCCTTCCCAACCACTCTCGGCAGGCGTAATATTGACCAGGATTCCCGAACGTGCGTAAGTAGATTTGCCAACAGCAACGACAGTGACATCCCTGGGGAGCTTCAACCGTTCTTGCGCCACGCCAAGACAATAGCCATACGGCGGTAACAAGAAGTATTGACCGCGTTCATCTTCCAACAGATCTGCAGGCTTCAGGATGTCAGGGTCAAAGTTCTTTGGGTCGCAATCACCGGCTTGAACCTTACCAAAGATTAAGCATTGTGCTGGTGACAGCCGAATGTCATAACCATATGAACTAAGGCCATAGCTCAGCAACTTTCGATCATTCTCTTTGCTGACCAGATGATCTACAAAGGGTTCAATCATCTGTTCTTTTTCGGCCAGTTCCTTGATTTCCCAGTCGGCCAGAACGCTCATAGGTCCTTGTAATCGTCCTTCAGTATACAGAACTCAAACAAGAAGATGCCCACGTTCTCCATAAATTTGCGTAAATGTATCGACAGCGTCACTCAGGACATCCTGGGGAGGCAGATACACAACAAATGATGTGCACGTTCTTTTCCGCTCTACCTTATTGTCTTTATTACACAGGAGATAGGGTACAGTTCTCAGAATGCACATTGGGAATTGGAAGATTTTAGGTTCGTAACGAATCATGTCAGGACAATTGCTGAAATACAGACCTTGCTTTATTTCTTTGGATATCCAGGCGTGGTACATGCGTCGAAACCACACAGCATGAGATGAAGTCAATGTCAAGGAGGAAGCCCTTGTCATCTTCCACTTTTGATTCTTTTGATCCCAGAAGTAAGCGCCAGCGGGCGGAAACAGGTAACAACTTCCGTGCCACTCCTGGTTATTCAACCCATCATCTAAAGGTGTGTAAAAATGATCAGCCTGTACATAACTATTAGCAATCTTGGAGCTGGCAACATCTAGATCGATGCCACCCAGCAGTTCGTTTGCTGCCAGGATCAAATCGTCATTGGTGATCAACTCAACGCCTTCATTGCGGGAGTTAACACCACGAATACCTTTTTCAGCCATTATTCAGAAGCCTTGTTGTAATCAATTTCCAGGTAACGGATGCCCTCTTCGTCATTGATGATATAACCCGCTTTTTCCACAGGGTCAATCTTTTGTGCAGCGGAGAGGATACGTCTAAATGTTTCGGCAAGATCTCCGTCATTGCCGCGTTCACAATCCTCTTGTGCCGCATGGATTTCTTTCAAGGTCCAAAAGAACATTGACCGTTCTTTGTTCCTTGGTTGAAACACCATGACACCTGGGCCTTCGACCTCCCACATCTTGCAGTATTGCTCACCCATATCGCCTAACACCACTTTGATTGTGGCATCGAGCATACGAGCTTTTGTTTCGTCCAGCTCAGGACCGATAACAGAAGCAATTAGTTTTTCACGTCGATCCATCTTTTAATAAACCTTGTCGATGTAGAGATTCTAAAAGTTTTGAGGTGGGTTGGTACAGTACCACCAACTTACCCAACACTCCGCGTTTTTTAACAAGTTTTCCGTTTTCGTCACGGACCTTGTCGAATTCACCTGAACGGATTAGATATTCTGCTACACATCGCAAGCGCCGCTTAAGAGGCAATTCAGCCTGGGGGAACTTACCACAGATCGTATCAGGATTCAAATCACAAAAAGCTAAA